CCGCACACGGTACGCGTGTGCTTCAACGTCAAACTCTAATGTGCCCATGTCGGGTTCCGTGTGGGGAAGTGCGGATCGGCCCGACCACGAGTGCAGGGCCGATACGCTGGGAGGTGGGGTGGCTAGAACGGCACGTCGGTTAAGTCTTTTTCACCGATCGCCGCGCGCTTCTTCGACTTCACGGCTTTGACGCGACATCCGCCGGTGACAGACCCGCCGTACGTGATGGTGGGATCGTTATAGAGCACGACGTTACGTCCAACCCAGTCGTCGGTCTCGTCAGTGCCCATCACCGCCACGAGCCGCAAGACATTGGTCGAATTGAGGATTAGCGGCTTGGACTCACCTTCCACGCGTAGCACCCACTTTGATTCGTCGGGTCCGGTCTGGCTCGGGATGAGTTCTTCGACGCACGATTCGACGACGTAAGTGTCACCCGATTCAGAGAGTTGAGACGCTTTCATGTAATTACCGGTGCTTATTCTTGACATTTTATTAACCTTTTCTGGTGTGTTTGGGTGTGCGTGAGTCCTGGGCCGCATAGCGTTCAAGCAGCCCAGGTGCTTCGAGCATCTGTACGAGTGATTCGTTAAGACGACGACTGTCTCCGCCGGTCAGTATGCGCGCGATCGTCGCGAGTTCCGCCGGCAATGTGATCGTGATCGTGTCTGACATGCTGCTGAGCCTAGTCTTTTTTTTGCGTGTGTGTCAAATACGCTGATTCGTCATACTATCTATGCTAAAATCGTCGGCATGAATGTCATCGATCCAACGGTACGGCTGGGACGCCTCGTGCGTAGGTGCGGGACGCAACGTGCAGCGGCCGCTCATATCGGCATCAGTCACAATTACTTGTGCGACCTGCTCCATGGCCGCCGTACATATTCCGACCGCGTACTTGAACGGCTCAATCTGCGTCGCATCATCGTCGCGTTCAGGTCTCGTCGATCAGCGAAAGCACGGTTATGACTCGACTGGATGTGTATCGACAGATTGTCGCGCGCAGGCCAGACGACACATACGTACGTCGTTCAGTCCAGACTCAGTCGGGTGCCCCGGACCGTCATCTACGCTGGCGCGTAATCGCCCAGGCATATCTGGCATACGTGATGCTCGATCACGACGAGTCTGGAGGTCAGAACCGATGCGACGACGCGCGAGAATAGACGGCAATCACGCGCAGGTCGTGGCGGTGCTGCGGCGTGGCGGGGCGACGGTCTACTCGACAGCCGGGGTCGGAGATGGTTTTCCTGATCTGGTGGTGGGCTACCGGGGGGTCACACATCTAATAGAGGTCAAGAACGGCACCCTCACCCCCTCACGGCAACGCCTTACCGATGATGAGCAAGACTGGCATCACATGTGGCTCGGAGAGCCCGTGGAGATCGTGCGTTCGGAGTCACAAGCGGCGCACCTGATCTGGTACTGGTCGTCTGGTTGAAAGTCAGCATTTTCGATCAGACTTTGACGACTTCCAACCGTGACAGATGGCAACACGACCTATCATCCTCCCGCACCCTCTTGACGTGGGCGAGCCGGCTCCCGATTGGGGGCGAGCACCTGACGTACCAGTACGGGTTGCCGAGCCTGAGGACGCATACTATTCAGAAGCGGAAGTGCGGGCCTTCAATGCGGTGCCCGTTGTTCCACTGCGCCCCAGGCCGAAGCGCGTGCCCAAGCCGAAGCGCGTTGCCACGCCAAGACGAGACACCAGCACCGACGACCTCGACCCGCACCCGTCTGAAATGCCGGGTGGTCTCATCCGGAGGTCTCGCGAGCGGTTGAAGACGTCCCATCGAGGCGACTTAGAACAGATAGAGCTGCAGTCCTATTTTCTCGAACCAAAATATGTCCGGATGATCCGGCGCAAAAATTACGACCACTGGCGATAACCACATTCGTGCTAATGACGGCCAGCGCTGCCCGAGCCGGACGTCAACTTGCACTACGGGCGAAAGGACGAAACATATGCCACTCACAGCAGTCACGACCGACGAACTCCAGGCCCAAGGCCGACGCACCGTTGTCGCCATACTTGCTGAGATCGAATCCCAGTGCGCCGGGTATCACGCCAAATTACAGGGATGTGAGGCCGAAACCAGGCAGCTCCTCTCGAAGATCGCGGCGCTTGAATCAATCCTCGATTCCCCGGCCGTGCGTCGCAGCACAGACACGAGGTGATGCCGGCCGAAGAGTTGGTCTGCCCAAGGTGCGGCGAGACACGGGGGACTGAGGTCGTGGTGACGTCCGGTCGACGCGAGGCTTACTGCCAGACGTGCGCTCATGCCTGGCGCGTGACATGATGCGTTTTACGCTATGCATCCATATCCTCGGTGCGGTCAGCCTCGCCGCTGCTGTCGCCCTGCTGCCGTCGGACAGAGGTCTCGTCGCCGTGGCGCTCAGTTACGTCGCAGGGCTCATGACAGTATTGGGTAGCCAGTACGCGGTCAATATTGAGCCGTCGACTGGTCCAGACGGGGAAGGCGAGAGGACGCGAGATGTGGGGCGAGGAGGACGCGAGATGTGAGGCGAGGAGACTAAGGGGACAAGGTGGGGGACAACAGGGGACAAGGGGCGATATTGGCAGGTCTTGTCCCCGACGATATTAAAAACGTCAATGTTTCCGGGGGTAAGGTGCAGGGGACAAGGTCGGGCGACAATCTGTCCCCTGTCCCCGAGCCTGTCTGCGCCCGACGGCGTAACTCGTTATTACACAGTGAGTTACAGGTGGGGACAAAGTGGAGACACGATGGCGACAATCACTCCCCCCCCTATAGGGGGAGAGTCTACAGCAAGGAGAGGCGATGCCTGAATCGACATATGGGGATGACCTGCGGCGGAATAGGGGAGAGATAGAGATGGTCGACATCTTTGGTGTCTCCACGCCCGTGCCTGCGCTGAAGCTGCTCTGGCACCTGGAAGATGAGGAGTACGCACTACGTATCGACACCGACACGGGAGAGCTCTGCATTACGCCCTCTGTGCCACGGCAACTACGTGCTGGTATTACGAGATACCGGTCGCACCTCGTACGCCTTGTGGCGGCCTGTGAGGCCCTAGGAAGACGGACTGATGAGGCACTGGTGACATGAGTGTGGCTGGTGTGGGGTGGTCAAGAGCCCGAGAAGGCGCAGATTACTTGAATCTTCCAGCCTGGTCCGGGCGGTGGCCTTGTCGACGGCCAGCCGGGGCGAAAGTCCCGACTTCCCCCTGCCGAGAACACCACATCCAGCCCGCCAAGATGCTGTAAGTGCTTGAGTATAAAGGACTTAGCTGATACAGGGTCCAATAATGGTTATTATGTTAACTTGAACCACCGCGGGGGTTGATAGCTGTAAGTTGTTGCGAACAAAGGAGTTAGGGGCTCGGACCCGAAAGTCTCTCATTTTGAGTTTTTTTTCCACCACTTCTGTTTTTAGAATGAAAAGGGATTTGGGAATGTCATATCGTCCTGTACCCCACTTGCACCCAAGGTCAATTGTGAGCCATACCGGTAGCCAGGCAGCTCGTATGTCCACTACAACGTAGTGTGATAACGTCCCCCCGTGGCAACATTAAAGCTTCCGCGACTCGCAGCCCCGGTCGCATCAGGCGATGGACATGGCGGTGCTCGGGCGGGTGCGGGTCGCCCGAAAGGCACGACGGTGGCGAGTGGTGGTTGCCGTGTGTCTCGCCCGACAGCCGAGCGCGCTGAGCTATTGCACCTGTGGCGCAGCGAGGTGGCGAAGCAATTCGGGACGCTCGTCCAGGCGCAGTTATCGGCGGCACAGGGGGTTACGCACATGGTCGCGCGCGACGACGCGGGGCGATGGACAACGGTCACGGACCCCGACGTCATGGTGGAGCGCCTCAATGCCGGCGAAGAGGCGTATCAGCTATCGGCAGTGGCCCCGAATGCCACACTCATCGGTCAGATTATGGACCGCCTGTTTGGGCAGGCGCGACAGACGATCGATGTGGACGTGAGTGCGGAACCCTCGCAACTGTCAGACGTCGAGCTCTCCGCGTCCCTGACGGGTCTTCTGGAGAAGTTGTCCGCCGGGGGCGCACCGGCCCCGGAGCCCGTGGTCACGGTATTGGACACCAACGAGGCCGAGTGGCAGAGCTGACACTCGATGAGCGCCTGCGCTTGGACGCTCTACGCGCGGAGGCGCAGCGACGTACGACCTCTCGGTTCTCGACGTTTTACCCTGACGGGAACGGCCCGATTGCACGGTCGCGCTACCAAAAGCATCTCGATTTCTTCGCAGCGGGACATATCAAGGAGCGGCTGTTCATGGCCGCAAACCGGGTCGGAAAGTCTGAAGCTGGCGCGTATGAGCTCACCTGCCACCTGACGGGTGCGTATCCGCACTGGTGGACGGGCCGACGTTTCACAGCCCCGGTCGAGTGCTGGGCGGTGGGGACGAACTCCCAGACCACGCGGGATATTGTCCAAGCGAAACTGCTCGGGAGCGTCCAGGCGCCTGGCACGGGCATGGTGCCGGCGCACCTCATCGAGCGGACAATCTCGGCGCGAGGACTGGCCGGCGCACTGGAGGGCGCAGAGGTGCGACACACGAGCGGCGGCATCAGTCTGGTCGGGCTGAAGAGTTACGAGCAGGGACGCCAATCGTTTGAGGGGACGGCTAAGCACGTCGTCTGGTGCGACGAGGAACCCCCGCAGGACGTCTATACGGAGATGCTCTACCGGACCATCACGACGCAGGGTGTCATCATGGTGACGTTCACGCCGTTGCGTGGCATGAGCGAGGTCGTGAAGGGGTTCTTGGAACCGGAAACCACGGAATCAGCCAAATTCAAAACATTTATCCAGGCGGGATGGCGGGATGTCCCGCACCTGGACGAATCAGAGCGGATTGCGCTGATGGCGACGACGCCGCCGTACCAGATTGCGGCACGGACAGAAGGCGAGCCCAGTCTCGGGTCTGGGGCGATTTATCCGATTGCCGAGCGCGAGATTCTCGTGCCCACCGCGACGATTCCCGAAAGCTGGGCGCGCTGTTACGCGATGGATGTCGGGTGGAACCGCACCGCCGTGCTGTGGGGCGCGAAAGATCCGGGCTCTGGGAGGATCGTGCTCTACGATGAGCATTATCGGGGACAAGGCGAGCCGGCCTCTCACGCCGAGGCGATCAAGGCGCGCGGCGAATGGATTCGTGGGGTGATTGACCCGGCCAGCTCTGGCAGCAGTCAGATTGACGGGCGCGCGTTGATTGATATCTACGGCCGCATGGGACTACGACTCGAACCGGCGCAGAATACGGTGGAGGCCGGACTGACGGAGACCTGGAACTTGCTAGTCTCTGGCCGACTGGTCGTGCAGGAACATCTCACGAATTGGCGCAGTGAGTTTCGGAAGTATCATCGCGATGAGCAGGGGCGTATTGTGAAGGTCGCAGACCACCTGATGGATTCGACGAGATATCTCGTGATGAGCGGGCAACACGCCATGAAACCGCCGCCGAAACCCTCGCTCTATAGACAGGCGGCCAAAGCGACAGCGACCATGACAGACTGGATGAGTGCATGACAAGTGAGATGCAGCAGGCGCTTGACCGATTTAAGGTCGGCTCAGACGCGGACATAGACCAGCGTAAGCGCGAAGTCGATGCGCTCCGTTTCCAGGTACCAGAGTTCTGCTGGCCGAATGAGGTCAAAGACCAGCGCAGGCCGCAACTGGTCGGTGGGGTGTCGATCCCGCAGCGACCGATGTTGAGTATCCCCAGCCTCGACCATCCCATTCAGTTGGTCCTGAACGCCGAAAAAGGCGCACATCTCGGCGTAGCGATCCATCCGCTCAGCGACGATGCCGAAGAGGAGACCGCCGAGGTGCTCCAGGGGCTCTATCGACGCATTGAGGTGCAAAGTCGTGCGAGTCTTGCCAGGTCGTGGGCCTTCGAGCGGGCCGTGAAGGCGGGTCGTGGATATTACCGCGTGATTACCGAGCCTGACCCCGATAGCGAAGACCCCTACGACCAGAAAATTACAATTAAGCGTATTTTGCAGCAGGGAAGCGTCGTCATGGACCCGTTTGCCCAAGAAGCAGACGCCTCCGACGGCGTGTGGTCGTTCGTGGTCAACGATATGCCCTTCGAGACATATAAACGACGTTATCCAAAGAGTGCCATGGCTGCGTACAGTGACGAGGAGCTGTCGGCGGTCGGTTTCTCGACCCCGTCGTGGGTGTCAGGCGACGAGGGCGCTGCCAGGGCTGTACGGGTGGCTGAATATTACCG